GTGCCTAAAATTATAAAAAAAAATAAAGACATTGTATATTATATTCAGAATTTTATTGATTTTTGCAAATATAAGGAATTATCAACAAAAACAATTAAGAGTTACTATCAGACATTAACTTTATTTGCAAAGTACTTAGAGGAAGAAAAGGAAATACTTGATATTCAAAAAGTAAATAAAGAAATAGTTGAAGAATACATTGAATTTACAAAAAGTAGAGGTAAGTATTCATATGTTGCAGATGAAAAAAGTATAGAAACTACTTATCAAAATAATAGAAGGGATTTGGGAGATGAGATTTCAGCAGCAACATTAAATAATTATCTTAGGAATATAAAAGTGTTTTTTAATTTCTTATATGATAATGATTTTATAAAATATAACGATGTTAAAAAAGTTAAACATATAAAAACTAAAAGAGTTATAAAAGAGCAATTAACTGATGATGAGTATAAAAAACTTGTAAAATCGTTAGATATAACAAATTTCCATGAGTATAGAGATTATGTAATTATTCAATTAATATTTGATACAGGTATGAGATTGGGTGAATGTTTAAGTTTAGAGATAGAGAATATTGACTTAATAAATAAAACAATATTTTTAAGTGCCGAAGTTACAAAAGGAAAAAAAGATAGATATGTATTCTTTAGTCAAAAAATGAAGGAATTATTAGGACGATGGATTAGATATAAAGATGCTATACAAGAAAATGATTTAATTTTTCCAACTCAGAGAACAAATAGGATGTTAACAGCATCTAATTTTGAAAGGAATTTTAGAATTTATTTGAAGAGAGCAAGAATAAAGAAAAAAATAACACCTCATACACTTAGAAATAATTTTGGCAGAAGATTTTTATTAAATGGAGGAGATATTTTTATGCTTTCAAAAATTCTAGGGCATAGTTCAGTTACTGTAACAGAGAAGGCATATTTAGATCTTACTACAGAAGACATTAGAAGGAAATATAGAAAGTATAGTCCATTAGAAAACATGAATTAAAAATAAACAAAAAAGAAGCTACTGCAATAGCCTCTTTAAAACTAAATATTGATTAATAATTCTTTGTATACCTCTCTTAGAGATATAAAACACCTTAAGTTTATTATATTTCAAAAAAGAGAAGGTTGCAAGGGTTTATTTCTTGCACCCTTTTTTAGTGTGTAAGTTGAGTTGTTATGCACTATGCAACTTAAAATAATATAGTGGTTACATGAAGCCAATGCAAAAAGTTCATGGGGTATTATTTAATTACTCTATTTATAAAATAATATCCTTAGTCGAGTACAGCTGATCGACAAATAAATTAGCTGGGTTGCAGGGAAATGCCGCGAGAGTGGGGGATTCAAGTCAACAGGAGAAAATATATTGTAGGGTAACATTTTGCAATATAGTAAAGGCTTGAATACAAATAGAGTATTAACGAGCGATACAATACGTATACAGTTCAGATAGAGTCCTAAGACTAAATTCTTAGGGCAAACTATATCCTCGCAATGTTTCCACGTGCCAGTTCAATATAAGCCTTCGGCACTTAAAGTCAAGTAAAAACAAATAATTAATTATAATATTTTATTTATTATGAATTGAGCTAAATAATAAAGAATAAGGCCTAATATAAGTCCTAAAATTACACCGATAAAAATTCCTAATAAGAAAAATTCCATATATAATCCTCCGAATATTAATTTATTAGTAATTATTTACTTTTCATGGTAAAATTATACATATGATAGGAGGAGTAGTTTATGGTTAGCAAAAAAGATTTATATAACACTTTAGAATTAAGGTTCAAGAAGGAAGATCAATTGCATTTAGATTTATATAAATATTTAGAAGAAAAGGGCAGAATAATTGGAAAAGATAAATATTTACTACAATTGCTATACGAAGATTATATAAGAAATAACGGTGATAAGTCTATCAAATGAGATAGACTTATTTTTTTACACTTTTTTTCGTAAAAAGTATGAAACTTTCGGAAAGATACTGCATATAGTAGAAGTATAAGAAACAGAAAGCAGGAGGAAGACATGAGAATAGGAGTAGATTTAGGAAATTATGCAGTAAAAACAAGTATGAAAGATAGCTTTTTAAGTAAAGTCACAACAAAAGAAGGGTTCAATAGTACACCGTTTTACTTAGACTATGATAAGTTTTACGTAGAAGAAGGTGAATTTAGCACGGATTATAATAAAGCTGAAAAGGATATAACAATACAGTTGCTTTATTATGCTTTAGCAAAATATGATGCAAATATATTTGATATAGTTGTTAGCTTACCAATTAGTCAATATAAAGCTAAAAAACAAGGATTTGAGCAACTTATAAGAAATAATAATGTAAAAACAGTAAGTTTCGGAAATATGACTAAAGATATTATGATAGATAAAATCTTAGTTATGCCAGAAGGTGCAAGTGCAATTTATAATCTAAGTAAAGAACAGAGAGAAGTTATAGGGACAAAACAACTGCTTATAGTAGATATAGGAGGACGTACAACAGATGTGGCATTATTTATAAATAATAAGATTAAAGATGTTAAGACGGTGTCTACCGGTAGTTTAACAGTCTATGAAGAGATAGTTGAAGAAGTAAATAATAAATTCATAACAGACTTTAAACTTGAAGATGGAGAAGAGTTGTTGAAAAATGGGTTATTTTTAAAAGGTAAACAACAAGATTTACGTTTTATAGTAGAAATATTAAAAAGACACTTCAATGCAATATACAAAGAGCTACAACTTAAATTTAATCTAGATTTAGGATATGTACTTTTAACAGGAGGGGGAAGTTATTTATTTAGAAAAGCATTTAAAAATAGATTATCGAATGTATTATTATCAAGTGATCCAATTTTTGATAATGCAATTGGATCACTGAAAGCAGGTGAGAGAATATGGCAAGAATAGATATAAGTTTTAAAAATACAAAAAGAGATAGAAAATTATATAATTTCTTAATTGAGATGGAGGATAGAAGTCATGTTTTAAAAGAGGCATTAAGAGAATATTTTTTTGAAGAGCTTAAAACAGAAAACAATTCTGAAAAATCTAAAATTAAGAAAAAAGAAATAGAGAAAGAAATTATAGATATAACAGATTTTTAGCTGGAGGAATTTTAAAATGAATAAATGGAAGTGTGAAAATTATTTTATGTATTTAGAATTATTAGTTAAGTATATAAATTTAAGAAAAAATGCAATTAAAAATAAAGAAGATATAGCGAAAATATTATGTAGTCTAAGGAATGGATACAGACCACTAAATTTAACAAGATACTTATAAAAAGCCAATAAAAATAGCCCGAATCTATATGGATAGAAAAGGGCTAAGGAAACTACTACGTTAACTACGTTACACTAGTAGTTTATGTGAGAACATTTAAAAAGTTGATTAAATTTTGAAAGTTATATGTAATTTTAAGAAAATATTAAGAATTAAGCCACCAACCTAATTATAACTTCTGCTACCATTGTTGCAGCAGTGAATCCACATGTAAATAGAAACACAATGATACACCTCCGCTAAATTTATATTAATAATATTACCAAAATTTTATAATTTATACATGGAGTTGAGAATTTATGATAAGAAATAAAGTAATGACTATACAAGAATTTTTAGATTATGCAAATATGAGCAAGAAAGAAAGGTTTATTAATGAAATAATTAATGAATTTAAATATAATAAGCAATTAAAAATAGCTTGTACATTTGGACTAGCAATAGCTTTAATTTTAATATCTAATACAACTGCTCATGCAGCAGAAGTAAATACAGGAGGAATAGATAAGCTCGGAAATACATTACTATACTTAGTAAGAAAAAGTGGGCGATGGGTTTGTCTAGTACTAGGGCTTATTAATGTAATAAAAGTGGGCTTGAGTGGTGGAAATGAAAAAGCTGGAGATGTAGTTAAAGTTTTAGGAAAATACATTCTAATCTATGCTACCTTGTATTTTTTTCCGTATGTTTTAGATTTGATTGAAGATTGTTTTAGGTAGGTGATAGAAGTGTTAAGAGAGATAATATTAAGCAATATAGAAGTTTTTCAGAATTCTACTTTAAAATTTATAGAATTTCCTAAACTTGGTTTTTTAAATTTAGGGGAATGGTTAGTAGATGGAATTAAAACAGCATTTTTAAATTTATTAGAGTTGGCTGTTAATGGAGTAATAGAAGTCAGTTACTGGGGGTGTCTTTTTGTTGGTTTAACTGCATTATTTTTATATATATCGGGGCTTAAAAAAGCAGGCAAATATGTTCCAGTTTCCATTATGATATATTTTTTACTACAAATACTTAAGGTGGCGATTGAAAGTGTTAAATAGAAAAATCAAGAGCATGAAATTATCTCATTATTTTGAAGTTAAAAAACCTAATTATCAATATATTAAAATTATACCACATAAGAGTATTAGAAATTATTCAAGTGTCAATATCGCTAAGAGTATAGCAAATACTTATAAAAGTATAAATAAACGTGTTTACAGAGAAAATAAAAAATTAATATTTGAAATGGATTTTAAAATAAGTTATTTAATAGATATAACTAATACAGATACAAGTTTTTATTTAGTAGTTCCCAAATTCTTTTTAAATATTGCGCTAGAGAAAATACATGAAGTATGGACTAAAGCAACTATTGAAGTTATAGGATCAAGCATACAGCCATTTTCTAAAGATGTAGAATGTTATAGTTTATCTTATAAAAAACATGATGCTTTAAGTTTAAATGTAGATAAAAAACTTAATGAGCCTTTAAATTCAATTTTATCAGTAATAGAAATTATGAAAGAAAATGATAGAGTTATGATAGCTTATAATTTTATTCCACGAAGTCAGTTCGGGTGGATAGAAACTTTTGATGAATTAGAAGAAAAAGTTAGGAAGAAAGAGAGTCTTGATAAACCTGTTTTGAATTTTGAGTATATATTAAAAAATGCAACTCTGAATGTAATTAAAGCTGTAGATCTTTTTGTAGAAGTTATAAATGATTTTTTTGGAGGATTAACAGTAGAAACTAAATCAAATATGTATGACAGTATGTTTAGATTATTAGAAAATCAAAATGATATATCTAATAGTAGATACAAAAAAACAAGTCAAGTTATTAATACTCAAATAGCAATTTTAAGTGAGAGCGTAGATAATATTAGGAAAAGTAATAATGCTTTAAGTTTATGTCAAGCATTTAGAACATTAGACTGCAATAATGAATTGAAATATGAGAAAGTTAAAAATTCTATAAATATAGAAGATTATAGTTTTAAAAAATATAAATCTAGTGCTATGTCAACAGCAGAAGTAGGGCAACTTATGCAAATTCCAGGAAGAATGTTGTTGACTACCCTAGGTATAAAACACGTAAAGACAGAAGAAGTAAAAGTACCCGAAAAACTTCAAACAGGAACTCATAGACTTGGGACAAGCAAGTACAAAGGCAATATTACTCCTGCTTACTTCGGGAAAGAATACAATATAGCAAGTTTGCCATTGGTTCTTTTTGGAATGATGGGAGGTGGAAAATCAACTTTTTTAGCTAATTTTGCAAAGGACTCAATAGATAATGGAGAAGGTGTAATAGTTATAGATTTTATTAAAAAATGTGAATTAAGTGATGATATAAAAGCTATTACACCTTCTGAAAAACTTATAGAAATAGATTTGTCGAAAATGGAAGATCTTCAAGGGTTAGGATATGATGAGTTAAAGATACCTGAAAATGCAAACATTTTAGAAATTGAAGAGATGGCAAATTTACAAACAACTCAACTTCAAGCTTTTATCAATAGCATTGTTATAGGTGATCCACTTTCAAGCAGAATGGAAACAATTTTAGGAGCAGCAGGTGATATTACTTTTTCACTGGGATATACAGCTATAAAAGATGTTATAAAATGTTTAACTTGTCACAAAACTAGAATGAGGTATATTGAGGAATTAAAACAAAATAAAGAATTATATGAGAGTTTAGATGAAGAAGTAGAAACCTTAATGGAACTTAATGAATGGTCTAAAGTTAGTGCAAAGGATGCTAAAGAAGGTGTCATTCCTGAAATAATTGGTACTAGAGAAAATAAAATAGAGCATATATTAGACAGAACTAGAGTGCTTCGTAGAGATACTAAGTTAAAGTATATGTATAGAAAGGATACGAAAGATAATATAGATTTAGTTAAAGCTATGGATGATGGGAAGGTAGTATTATTTAAAATGCCACAAGCCAAATTTCCAAGTAAAAGAATAAAAAATATAATCGTAACTTATTTAATGTCTAAAATTTGGTTAGCATTAGAACAGAGAGGAGCCAAAACAGATAAACCAAGGAGATGTAATATAATTGTAGATGAGATACATCAAGCTCCTACGGTATTTGATGATTTAAGAGATATAATAACACAGACTAGAAAATTTGGAGGAAAGTTAATATTTGCACTACACCATACAAGCCAATTAGAACAAATTGAAGATACACTGGAATCAGCTGGAACATCTTATATGCTTTTAAATGGGTGCTTAGAAGATGATTTTAATCATTTTAAGAGCAAATTAGGAAGTTTTGAGTACGAAGATTTACGTGATATGGATCAATACTGCTCAATGAATTTAATTAAATATAGTGAAGGTTATGCCAGTTTTATAACTAAGTTACCATCACCAGTAAAGGGTAGTTAATAGCTATCCTTTTTATTTTTTACAAAAATTACATAATATAATTAGTATATAAGAGTTATAATATAAGTATTAATATTAACGGAGGAAGACAAAATGGAAGAATACTACACACTATTTCAAAAAACAATAGCTATATATCAAGCAGGACATTCACAGAAAAAAGTAGCAGAAATTTTAGGAATTCCAGAGTATAAGGTAAGAAAATACACAAAACAATATGGATACCATAATGGTTTGAAATCTGATAGTACAATGTACAATAACAAAGGGAGAGAATACTATACATGTCCAATTGAAATTGAAATTCCGATATGTCCAATTAAATATCTTTAATTAAAAATAATAATTATAGAGGTGACTTAAATAAAGTTATCTCTTATTTTTTTACCTTTATAATAGTATTAAAAGAATTTATTGTAAAATTATATAAAAATATATAAAATATAGATGTATATGTTTGAGGGAGAATGAGAGTGATATTAAAAGTTGATTGTTATTTAGAAGATAAGATAAATCATAATTGCAACACTGTAAGAGAGTTTATAGAAAATATAATTGAAAAAACTGAGGATAAAGAAAATAAGTATTTTAAAATATCAACTAAAGTAGGATTAAGTGGGAATAGAAATATGATTTTATACTATCAAGATGGTATATTAAAAAGTCATCATACAACTCGTCAAAAATTTGACTATAAGCTAGTTTTAGACTATGAAATTTATGATGAATATTATATGGGTATTCTTAAGATGAATAATATTTTGAGCTATGATTTTGATTCAAGGGAAGAATTGAAAAAATTTATAGAACAGTATTATTATAGCAATAATACATGTCATTATATAAACTTAGATGTAAAAGATATTATAAGTGAACTACAAAGAGAACAAGAAGAGAAACGTATTCAAGAACAATTTTTAAACAATTCTATTCCTAATATTGAAGAAATAGATAAAGTATTAAAAATGTTGATAGATAAAAGAGTAAATCCAAAAGAAACATTAAATTTAAAAGGTGTTGTCAGAGAAATAATAGAAGAAGTTGAAAAGTTAAAAGGAAAAGTATCATATTTAGAAAGCCAATTAAATAAAAAATAAATACAGATAATACGGAAAAGACTACAAAATGTAGTCTTTTTTATTATTTAATTTTAATTAATGTGATTAAAATAAAAAGAGCCTATTAAGACTCTCCTTCTGTATCTTTTGTATATTCAATTAGGTCTGTAATGTCGCAATTTAGAACATTACAAATCTTATCTAAATGATCTTTTACTATATGCTTTGCAGTATCATTGCAGTATGCACCTATTGTATTTTTGCTTATATTGGTTAGTTCAGCCAATTCTTTTTGTTGCATACGTCTTTCTGCCAATAAAATGTGCAATTTCATAGTTATCATTAAATCACCTCTTTAATACATTATACTATAAAATAGTGATTTAATAAATAAAAAAATGTTTTAATCATTAAATAAATAAAAAAATCCTTAAAAACAGGATTGACAATCACGAAAAAGAGGATTATTATATATACATAAGATAAATTTAAATAAGGGGTTGTAAAAATGATGGGTTTAGAGAATTTAATAAGTTTAGAACAGTTACAAGAAGTATTAGAAGGAAAAAGAATAAAGGTTAGCAAACTGATAGAAAATAATATTTTTACAAGAAAAACAACTATTGAAGATGCAACAGTTTTTCTATTACTACAAGAAGTGATTAATCATAATAAGAGAGATATTGTAGTTTTCAAAGAAAATGGTGGGTGGATAATTCATATAAGCGACATCTTAGGGAAGAATATAGATGAATACAAAATCAATATTTGTAGAGAAAAGGTGGCTTAAAAATGAAGGGTTAAACATAATTAAGCAAAAGCGAGAGTTTTAGCAAATTATATAAAATAGGGGTTGAAGTTATGAGTATAGATGTAAAATTTTCAGATCATGCAATAGAAAGAGTGAAAAAGCGTTTAGGATTAAATAAAAAGGCGCTGGAAAGACATATAGTAAAGGTTGTATCAGATGGAGTACGTTTTGATGAGTTAAAAGGGAAATTAAAGCAATATGCTACATCTTTATATTATAGAAAAAATATATACCCAAAAATCATTGTTTACAATAGATTTATATATCTGTTTGATGATGAAAATGTGTTGATTACTATCTGTTATGTTCCGTCTGAACTTATAAAAAGTGCAGACCAGCAACAAAAATATAAAATTAAAAAAGTGGTATAGAAGAGTGTAGAAGTTACACTGATGGGAGGAAACAATATGTTAATAAGATTATTAAATAAATACGAGTTATTACAAATAAAAGAGACAATAGATAAAGAGATAAATGAATTAGGAGACTTCGATTCAGGAATATATGTAAATTTAAAAAATGGATTTCTATATGTAAATAATATTGTGGATCAACTAACAATTCACGAAGAAGATAATTTTTATAGTGATTTAATTTGTAATTTAAATTTAAAACAAAGTCAGCTATTGATAGATTATTTTGTAGAAAAATTATAAAGAGACATGATATAAATTTAATTTATATCAAAAGCAATCATTAAAATAATATATATTATTGGTGAAAAATATGCTAAATATGAAAAAATAAAAATTTAAAGATTTAGAAGAGTTAAATGTAAATAAATTATAAAATAAATTTGAATAAATATTGAATAAAGTGTTTACAGAGTACACATAGTTTGATATTATATAATTAAAGTAAACAAAGCACGAGGAAAAGATGAAATGTTAGGATTAGAATATGTATGCAAGCAAGAAGAGTTAACTTATACAGAATTAGCTCGTGAATTAGGAGTAACAAGGCAAGCCATAACAAATTGGATAAGAGGAGGGAGGGGAATACCTGATAAGCAACTTGATAAGTTAGAAGTGTTGTTTACAGTAGATAGGGAGTGGTTCAACAAAGAGTTAGATTCTAATGATATAGTTACATTGCAGTATATCTTAAATGAGAATAGAAAAATAAACAGAAATTGGTATTTGGTAGATGATGGATATGTGCAAGCATATAGGATAGAGAAATTGAAATTTTTAGAAAAATTAGAGAGTCAATTAGATGATTTATATGAACAGAGAATGTTTGAAGATGGAGTAGATTTAGAAGATTTAAATGTTGAAATGTATAATATATTTAACATGATAAATTTATTACCTATAGTTGCTATAAGAAATAAATTAAAACATGAAACATTAAATAAAGTGATGATGGCAGTAATTAATTCACAAGATACAAAAATAGAAGGAATGGTAGATGATAAATTTGTAAAAATGTTAACTTTAGCTATAGAGTTAGAAAATGATAAAGAAAATGTATAAAAATAATTAGGAGTGAGAATTTATGAATTTTAAAAATTGGGTTCAAGCAAATGAAATGGCAGAAGAGTTGAATCTATACTCAAAAGCAGAATTATTAAGAAGGAACTTAAAACCAACAAAAGATGCAAAAAGTGAAATACATAGAGTGTTCACAGGAGGAAAATGGAGAAGTTTTGAATTTTATAGTATAAAAGATACTGTTAAAATCAAAAGAAGAAATAAAGCAAAAATAAAGAGAGAGATAGAAATAAATAATAAAGTTTTATGTGAGGCATTATATATAGTGAATAAATCAGCTAAAGTTAGCAGAGATACAAAGTATAAAGCATACGAGAATAGAGATTTTAAAACTTGTAATATGAGCAAGACTAGATCGTTAAATTTATATTATTTAAAAGATAGAGTGATAGAAAAAATGATTAATGAAGGAAAATTACAGTTTATAGGATATCATAAACAAAACAATGTATATTTAGAATTATATAAAAATACTGAAACTGAGTTTTCGTTTCATAAGATATCAAATATTAAGCCAGAAAATACGTTAGGGAATATAGATAATATGATAAGCAGTGAAAGAAAAATAAATGTTTCTATAAGCTTTAATGATGCTAAAGAAATATTAAAAAAATATATATCATAAAAAAATAAATTAAAAGGGAGAATGAGAAAAAATGATGAGAGAAGAGTTATTAGAAAGAATGGGACAAGGATATGTAAAGGAAATTTTAGGCGAGGAATTAATTAAAGAACTTAATAGATATGATGAATATGGGACTGGAAAAGAGAGGTTAGAAAATTTAAAAGCAGCTAAGGTAAGGGCTGAATCTAGATGTGAACAAATAGGAGAACTATATGGTAAAGTTTTTGGAAATGAAATTAAAGAAAAAGAATTTTATGCAAAGAATGCAGGAGAATTTATATACTTACAAGATGAAATTGAATTTATAGAAAAAGAAATTAAGAAGTTAGAATTAGTAGCTGAAGAAAAAGAGTTAAGATATGAAGAATAGGGGCAATAAAGTTGAAATTAGGAATGAGAAAGCCAAGCATTAAGAAAAGTTTTAAGGCTAGAACTACTGGAAGAGCTAAAAGAGTAATGAAGAAAGCCGTTAATCCTATGTACGGCAAAAAAGGTATGGGTTGGGTTAATAATCCTAAAAAGGCTGCCTACAATAAGGTCTACAATAAAACAAGTTTTAGTATATTCAGTTTGCTTAAAAAATTGTTCAAGTGAAAATTATTAGGTGTTAGATAAAAAATGCAGAATTACATTCTATCCAGAATATGATGAAAAAATAAAAAGAACAAAAGAAGATATGATACTTGAAGATTTAATATGTACAAACATTATGCAAAGAGGAGTAGGGAATATAAATCCTATGAAAATGTCTAGATGTATTATTGAATTAGAAAGGATTAAAGGTGTTACTAAAAAAGGTGGAGATAGAAAATCAAAGGAGGATAATCCTCCTTTGAAAACACAAGAGGAATTTGCACAAGAAATAGGAATATCTCAAAAGCATCTTCAGTCATTAAAAAGATTGACTAGTTTAATACCTGAATTACAAGACATGATAGAAGATGGAGAATTAACTGCAACTATGGGGGTTAAAGTGGCAGATAAAGATAATCTTAATGTGGCAAATCAAAAAGAATTATGTGGCATATGACATGGGAGTTTTAATGTTAAGGGAAATAATCAATATAGCATAGGACATAATGTCCGAAGCACACAATCTCAAATTACAAAAGAATTATGTGGGGGTGGAAAGGGAAACAATCAGTGGACACGACAAAATGTCGTATCCACACAAGAACAAATAGCTAAAGAACTGGGAGTGTTTATCATGGTAATCATATAAATAATGAGAAACGCAAATTTTTCGTTTCACAAGAGAGTTTAGCCAAAGAACTGTGTGTATCTGTTAGACATATACAAAATCTTAAAAAATTAAATTCTTTATCACCAGATCTTCAAGAATTAATATCAGATGGAACAGTAAAATATACAACAGCATTAAACATTTGGGGAAAATTAACCAATGAAGATAAATCTAAACTCATTGAAGAGCTTGGTAAAGATAAGATAAAGGAAATTAAAGCTAAAGAATCAATTAAATAAATAAAAGGAAGAGCTAAGTTATTTGAAAAGAATATTATAAAAAAGAATATATATAAAGAGTGGAATTTTAGAGAGTTAATTTTAAATGGTATAAGAGACATCTGTCTACCGACAGATATCTCAAGGGAGTTTGGAAAGTGATATAAAACTTTTCAAAATAGAAAATTTAGAATTTATAGGGGGAATTATAAATGAAACAGTACACTTTAAAGGAGATTAATACGCAATATCAAGAATCGTTTATCAAAATAGCGGAAAATGATTTAATAAGGATTTATAGCTTATATAAAAAAGAAGAGTTAAAAGAAAACATAGAAAATATTATAAAAGTACATATACCAATAGACAAAGAAGAAGCAAAGAATATGCTTAACAATGGTTTTACATATAAAGATAAAAAATATATTAGCTTAATTACAACAGTAAATATGATGAAACATGAAGATAGAGAACAAGAATACTCCATGGAATACTTTTTTATATCTGAAGAAGATAAAGATTTTATAGAGTATTTAGAAGATTTATCTTCATTAGGAAAACTTAAAATAAAACAAAAAGAAGAAGCAGTATTATGTATAAATAAAGATATAGTATCAAGATTATCACTATTGACAAGTGCTGGGGATAGAGTATATTTACCTTGCCTAAAGAAAGCTATACTGCCGGAAATGACTTATACATATATAAATAATTATCTACAATTCAAAAAAGAATTTGGGATGAATAGACCTAGTAAATCTTTAAAATTAGAAAAGCATGAAGCATTAGAAGTAGCTCATACCGCTATGGACGGATCAGGATTTATAATGCCTAATATTATGAAAAATATACAAAAACAATTAGGTGTTAGATATTCTCTGAGCTGGATAGGAATAAGGGAAATTGGAGTAGCAAGCAAAGGTCTGTTAGTTAAATTTGATTTTAAAAAATATCTAAGAGAAGAACATGGATTAACTTCTTTGATAGTAAAAGATATGTGGGGTAATGATGTAAATTTATTTGATGTAGATATAATTCAAAATGCAAGTCAAGTAAAATGGGGAAAATGGTTTGATAGTGCAGAAGAAATAGAGAAATTAAAATTAAATTATCCTCATGCTGAAAGACTTTTAAATGGATTCAATATATGTAAATACAATAAAGAAACCCCAAAGTCTTATACAAAAGCTAACTATCAAATAATTACTAACTTAGCATTAACACCATCTGAACTTGAAGAGATATCTAAAGAACATAAAGATATTTATAGAAGAGTTATAAATAGAGAAGAACATGCAACTCGTATAATGCTCGGAGATATAGCTAGAGATGAAGAGAAAGAACTAAGTGCAAGTACAAAAGTACATAGATTAATACAGCTAGATAATAAAATGTTAACGTTAAAAAGTAGTTATAAAGTTATGGAAAGCTTAGTAAATAAATCAGTCCATACCTTTGCGGGTGGAAGTATCTATGTAAAAGGTAATTATAAAGTAGTTATAAAAGATGCAATTAGTTATTTCGATAGCTTAATCAATGCTGAGTATACAGAGGATGGAAAGATTAAAGGGTATATGAGTTTGAATGGGTTACAAGATAATCAAAACTATGTACCTAGGGAAAAAGGACATAGAACACTTGCTAGATGCCCACTTAACTCAGCTACAGAATTAATTAAAACTATATTGGTAGAAAATCCTCTATATGAAAAATATTTCAAAGAATTAAGTTCAGATATTATGTTTTATCCGTTTAATGATTTCATGATGAGACAATCAGGTGAAGATGAGGATTTAGATATATCATTAGCTATAGACAACGAAATTATCTACAATGCAGTGATAGAAGATGTAGATGAGAATGGAGTGAATTGGTATTTCAGAAACCAATTTGATGGAGGAAGTCACAAAGTTAAATATACAAAAGAAAATATGATAGAAATTTTGCTACAAGTTCGAGGCAATGTAATTGGACAACTTTCAAATAAAGGTGCAATAGTATCAAATCTTATACAAGAAATGCCTTATAAATTTTTAAGAGAAGATGGGATACTATATATAAGTCTAAGTCAATTTAGAAGTGAAATAGAAAAGAAGATAAATGCTCAATTTTTAAGTGAAAAAGAATATTTATATAAAACTTATACTGGAGAAGAGTTGCAAAGTGAAAAAAAGAGACTTGAAAATAAAATTAACAAGAAAATAAATAATGAGATGAAGGTGAAGAGAGAGTTAATTAAGGAATTGCAAGAAGAAGGCGTTTGTTGGGACTATACACAGCTTACAGAAGAAGAAATAAAAAATTTTATAATGAAAAATTTTGAACATTATAAAAAATATAGCTATTACTTACTATACTTACAGATGGTTGCAATAGATCAGCCAAAGACAAATATAAAAGTCGAAAAAGCAATGGAAAAACCTCTATACAAAGCAATAGGAAGAAAAGCTAAAAAACCGTCATATATCTATCATGCAAAATATAAAGAGGCTAGCCAAACTGTAAAATACACAGACTGTAGAAGTTCAAATACTTTACTTTGTAATTTTGCAAAAGAGATCAATAATGAATTAGGCAAAAAAGCTAGATTGATGGATAAAGATATATATAATAACGAACCACTTTTTAGAGTTCTTAAAAAAGTTGATGCAGTAGCAAATGAAGAATGTACAGATACTTTGAGAATATTAGAAGATAAATATCACGCTTTAAGAAGTGAAATAAAAGAAAAGATAGAATTAAAACAAGCTAAAGAACTAAGAGAGACATTGGGGCATTATAAAGAATTAAAGGATTTAGAAATTAAGATAAATGAAACTTACTACAACAAGGAAATTGCGACGGCTTCTAAAAAAAGTAAGCTTAAAAATTTGTACAATCAAAAAGAAAAATTAGAGGCTGAAAGAGAAGAAAATAGAGAAGAATTATTAGATTTAGAAACTAAAATAGCTAAATTAAATGCCAAAATAACAGAAGAATTTAATAAGATAGATTTAAAAATAGCAGAAAACTATAAAGAACTTATACAAGATAAATATAGTGATAAAGTAATTTTAAAATCGATAACAAAAGTTAGAAGAGAAACAGAAGGAAACAACCTAATTAAAGCAAGTAGCAGATTTATAATCAATTTTTGCTTTGCAGAGCTAGAAAAAGAATTAATAGCACAAAAAAATGGAGTAGGAACAATGTATAAAGAGGATTTAAATGGAGAAATAAAATATTTAAATACTAATTACAGCATAATAAATGTAGATTTAAAAGAATTAGATTTAGACAAGAAAGAACAATTAAATAAAAAGTGTAAGTTAGGAGAGTTAAGAAAAATAAGAGCAAACTATAACGGACAAGCTATTACAAAGAGTTTAAAAATAGATAGAGACGAGAAAAATATGTACTTAATAGCAGAAGAAAGAATAGGCTTTGTATTTCCTGATTTTAGGGCAATTTTAGAAGGAATAGAAGAAATAGAAGTTAAGGAAATAGAGGTAGCTAAAAATAATAAGAGTGTAACAATATATTATTAAATAATTAAAGTAAAAATAAATAATGGTAACTAGTGGACTTAGTGTCCATTAGTTAAACCGACAAGAGTGAGTCCAGTATGAAAGGATTCTTACTTAGAACGAAGGTAAAAATACCAACGCTCTAAGATTGATGTATGTCAAAATTAAAATAAAAGGGAGATTGAGGAAAATAAATAAATATACAATAATAAATAATAAAAATTTAGCATATGCACTTAGTTTTTGTGGCTTTGAATACTATGTGTTCGACAATAATGGTAAAAAGGTATATAGCTTTGAAAAGACAGAAGATTTAATAAAAGCTATACAATATTTAACAAAAATAAGAAAGAAAAATAATCATTATTAAAAATAAATGAGAGGAGAATAACAAGTATGAAATTGAAGCAAGTAGAATTAAAAAAAGTATTAATAACAGCAGAATATAAAAGTAAAATTGATGGAGCAACAGATAAGCAAATAAATTTTGTAAATGAAGTATTAGATAAAGTATTTAACCCAATGGACGGCAATATATACATAAATCATAACAGGTGTGGGATAGGGAAAAGCACACTTATAAAGGCAACATTAAATCACCTAGTGAATGATAGTACTTATTGGGGAATAGCAAATAGAGATAAGTTACTTGAAGATGATGGAGCTATAGTCGTTACTGATAAACTAGATAGACTAGAAGAAATTGCTACATACCCAGGGTTAGAAGATAGATGCTATTTCATGAAATATGATAAAGATGATGAAAGTACATATAAAAGTAACAGAATAGATTTTTTAGAACAATTAAAAGAACAATTTAAATATCCTATTGTTTTAGTTAGCACACAAAAGTATTTTAAAATGACTGAAACAGAACGAAAGCAACTATATAAATGGAAAAATGGAGATAGAAAAATAAAACTTATAGATGAAAAACCTTATTTAATTAGCACTACTGTCATAGATGAAGCTTATTTAAGCACTATAGGAATAGCATTAGAAGCACTTCCTAAATCAGAAGAGAAAGAAGGAATATTAAAATATTGGAGAGATATATATAATTTTATTGATACTTTAAGAAATAGCTATCAAGAATATGATATAAATTGGATAAGTGGAAATGGAAGTAGTGTAATAATTAATAGTGCATTAGACAAGAAATTCATTAAGGCAATAGAAAATGATGTAACTACAAATATCTATGAAATGATTGAAAAGTTAAAAGATATAAATAAAAAAGGATGTTTATTTGTTAGTAGTTCAGACAAATTAGTTGATAATAGCAGACAACTCATAATAATAGATAATAATTTTGAAAAGTTTGATATTGATAAATGTAAAAATATAATATTTGATGCAACAGCTAAAGTAGATGCTGATTATTTAACTATTCCTGAAGAGCATAGAAAAATGTTTAAAGCAGAAGATAGCAAGGAAAGTGATATTGATTTACATCATGTTGTTGTTAGTGCAAGTCAAAATAGCTTGATCAATAAAAATGATCATATTGAGACTATATCTAAATATATAAATAATATAACTGAAACGGGACTAGTAATAACGCATGGTAAAAAGAGAGGGATATATAATAAATTTAACAAACATCTTAATACTAAAAATCATGCGTATTTTGGAGATGTAAAAGGGAAGAATGATTGGGAAGGGTTGAGCGAAATGGTGCAGGTAGGAATGAATAGAAAGACTAATAGTGTCTATTTAATAACTTATATTGCATATACACAGATAAATGAAAAATGGAATAAAATCAATGATGCCGATAAAATACATAATGAGATAAAGCAAATATTAGAAGTTGACAAAGGGTTATTTTTAAATAAAACAATGAAAACGATAATGAAAAGTGATTTAGTAGTTGATAGCATACAGAATTTAATGAGAGTTAAGTGTAGGCATTTTAGTAATAATGAAAAGTGCAAGATATTTTTTGTTTGTAACAGATATTTAATTGATACAGTCAATGAGATAGCTAAATTAGTAAATGCAAAAATCACTAGAGTTGTACCAGATATATTTGAAGAAGAAAAGATGATGAATAGAAAAGCCAATGAAGGTAAAAAGAAAACTAATCCACAAATTTTGATGGAATTTTTAAAAGGTTTAGATAATGGTAGAATAATAACTACTAAAGAAATTTATAATGAAAGTGGATTAAGCAAAACACAGTTTGATAAAGCTAAGAAGGATAATAAAATATTAAAAAAGTGGTTTATTGAACATAAAGGGAATAAAAGAGGAGAATTTATAGCTTAATTTTAATAGTTCACTTTTAGACTTAGCATACCCTTTTCTAATATATAGTATTATTAGAGAATAGTATGCTAACTTTTAAATAATTGAATAATACTATGTTTTAAATTGTTATTAGCCGTTTTGGTTTGCCTCAGTGGCTTACCTTTTTCGGCAGGTAGAAGGATTTTAGTTGAAGCTTTGCGGAAACTTAATCGTTCTAGATCGGTGATAAAAAGGTAAAAGAACGCTATATAAATATTTACAAAGGGAGTATTTTATTTTTTAATGATTAATTTTTAATAATAAGAAGTTGAATAGTTACTGTAAAAAAGTTTTTAATTAATAAAGATAGAATTGTAGAAAGCAATTTATTAGAAATGATAGAGAAGGAGATTGAAGAAGAATGATATGATTATCAAAATTTATTAGTATTCAAGAGCTTATATAGATTAAATTCTTTTAGTTTGTATAAAAATAGAGGAAATGTTAAAAATATGTAGAATAATATCATTTGAGAATAAAATATGAGGTGATATTATGGAAACATATAATGTATTAAATTTGATATTTAATGAAAAAGAATTAGAAGTGGATTCAAAAGTGAGCATTGATAAAGTAGCTCAAATATTAGAGGCAGGTATTATAAAGACAAGCGTATTTAATGAAGATGATAGTATACATTTAAAAGAATATAAGATTACATCTAGATTTTACAATTTAGATAATGATAGTATGAATTTGGTTATTGAAAGCACAGAAAATAAATTATAATAGAAAATCATAATAAATCGTGTATACTGCACTTATTATGTGGAAAGTAGAGTAGTTATTAAGTTAGCTACTCTTTTATTATGCTCAAAATTGATACTACTTAATTTGAGGCGGCTAACGGCTACTCGCCTTATAGCCGAAGGGATGGTGAAACAAACACAGAAATGTGGGAGTTGGTAGCGAAGTACATTAGTAACAATAGTAGATAGCTATTGTTAATTCAATATGTTTATTCATATTGAGGTTTTGTAAGATTCTTATTGTATAAGATTAAAACTACAATTTTATTCAGGCATATGATTTGTATGTACTGTTTCGTACGAAAAGAGAGAGAAATCTTTCTTTAGTATTTTAATTATTTTTGATACTTTTTATGAGTTGGCTTTGCAGAAGTTTAACTCACCTCCTTTTGTGCAAAATAAAGTATCTGAGTGAAGAAGGTTAGACAATACTAGCCTGCGTGAAAGCGTTAGACTACAAAATAGAGTTGAAAGTTATCTCTAGCACAAAAAACTTTCTTTATAAAATGCTTAAAAATGGCTTAAAACCGTATAGTAAATGAAAAATAAAACGATTATTTAAGGCTAGTAAGAAATTATAAATAAGATTAAAATAAAGCATTTAAATTTAGATAGTAAAAATATAGTTATAGAAAATTGTGATTATATTTATGCTATTTTTTATAGTGCATTATTTTAATAATTCTATATAAAACTCAATATTTAAACTATTTAATAATTATTAATATGCAGTTTTTACAGTTGTCCTGCAATACCAAAGACACTGTACATTCTTAAAGATATTAAATGAAAAAATAGGAGTGGTTAGAGAATGTTTGAAAAAGAGATTAAAATGTATTTAGAAAGTTTAGAAAAATTAAGATTAAAAAATAAATTTACACAAAAAAGTATAAAACACGGATATGACGCTTTAGAAAATAAGGATTTGCAACATAAATATGTGAAAAGCATAATTAAAGATTTAATGTTTAAACTTAAGGCCAGAAATAAAGCTTTAGGTGAAGTGCGTCAAGAAGTGGAAAAACTGAAAAAAGAGTTGAATTAAAATATATAGAAGTTTTGAGAAAGAGTGATATATGAATATAGATAAAAAATGGGTAAATAATTATAGAGAAGTCGATGGAAACTACATATATGTAATCGGAATTAAAAATGGAGCTGCACTGTATGTTGGAGAAACAACAGCATTAAAGACCAGGATACAGCAGCATCTAAATAATAATTTGTTGCTATTAAATGAAATCCTGAATAAAGATTATTACATAAAGGCATGTTATTTAAAATCGATAAGCGATCTTGAAAGAGGGTATTTAGAAAGTGTTGTTATTAAAAGACTTAATCCAAAACTTAATATACGCGGAGTAAATAGTAGTAGATTTAATTGGATAAGTGATAAAAGGAAGAATGAGTTAATAAAATTATTAGATTTGATTGAATGGGAAATAATTGGATAATACTTTATTCAGTTAAATTAATTTTAAAAACACTTTTAATGGTAAATCATTTATTAGTTATACTGTATTTTTAGAAGATTTAGAAAAAGTATAAGAGATAGTTTATGCTGTCTCTTTTTTAATCTGGAGGACTATAAATGAAAGTTAAGGAAATAATAAAAATATTAAATGCATTAGAACAAGATGCAGAAATAGGTTATCATTGCAGAGTTTTAAATGTTGATGAAATAAGAGATGTTGGAGGTGTAATTACATCAGACTATTTCAATGATAATGAATTTAAATATGTTATATTTTAAGACCAAATAGAGAGCTTGTACAAATAATACTGCACATGTTACAATTTATTCATAAAGTAAATTTATGAGGTGATTATGTGGATAATAAAAATTTAAATGTGTCTTGTGATTCAGATTTTTTTACAAGATTTCAATGTCCTTACTGTAATTCAGAATTTAAAATAGAAAATTCATTTTTTATAAATGAAGAAGTTGTATATAATATATGTTGTCCTTATTGTGGAATTACAAATAAGATTGAGGAATTCATGACAGAGGAAAATTTAAAAGAATTCCAAAGTGAATTAGAAAATATGGCTATAGAGGTTATTGAAGAGCTTTTTGAAAAGACATTAAATAATGCGTTCAAAGGAAGTAAATTTATAACATTTGAAAAAAAGAAAAATACGTTTAAAAAAAAGAAAGTAGATAAAGCAGTAACGCCTGATGATATGCATGAGATCAATATAAAATGTTGTGATATTAATATAAAAATAGACAGCTACAGAAAAGAAGCTTTTTGTATAAAGTGTGGTGAATCTAATGAATAGTTTAAGTATAGACAAAAAAGAGTTTAAGAAGATAGATTTAAGATTTAGAAGTCATATAAGTTCAATAATGATGTCAACATATGAAGAGTTTGAAAATAAATTAATAGAGTTCTTTGAGTTTATAGATAATAATGAACTAATTAGAAAATTTATAAATGAATATAATACAAAGGAATATGATATAAAAACAATATTAAGTGAGCGAGAAGTTTATTGCGCAGAGCTGTATGATATAGGAACTACAACAAGAGAAAAGGTATCATTTGTATATCAGTTATTAAAGTATGCTTTGTCGGATGAATATGAATCTAGTATAAATAATATATATACTTTTTATAGAGGAGAAACAAATTATAATTCAGCTACCAAAGCATTTAATAATCATGTTACAAGAGCGTTATTAGAAGAAATAAGGCTTTATATGGAAGAGTTGAGAATTGATATGGAGGAAGATGGAATATTGAAAATAGAGGTTAATGGAGATCAAAGTCAAGTTATTGTAGGAAAAGATAATTCGACAATACATGCAGTACAAGATAATAAGGTTATCGGAAAGGAAGATGTAGTAAATCTAGCAACTATGATTAAATCATTTATTAATGAAATCAAGAAAGAACCAAATATATCAAAAGAAATAAGAGAGGAAATAGAAGACTCGTTAGAATTAGCAAGAGAACAACTATTGTCAGATTCACCTAAAAAAGGACGAATTAAAAATGCGATTAGTTCATTGAGTGATATATTAACAATAACAAATTTAGGGATTGGAGTAATAGAAGCTGGAAAATCTATTATACAAGGATTACAAAGTTTTTTATATTGACAGACAAACAAATTGTAGAGAACAGTATAATAATAAAGAACAAACAAAATGTATTATATAATGATGTAAATAAATATTGGTTGTAGATTTAATAAAGAGAGAATAAATAATATAAATGAAGGTGCTAATGTACAAAATTTAGATAAGATAGTAAAATAATATGTTAAACATACAATATTGAATTAATTTATATCCTCCCCCCTCCCTATGCAGATAAATATGTAAGAAAACTTAAATTAAATTTTAAAATATAATTACATAATTTGTAAAATGTGATATAATAATATCATAGTTTTATGAAAGGGGTGCAATTATTATGGAGAAGTGTGGGAATGGAATTATAACAAGAGAAGAAGCTAATAAAATAGCAAATGAATATTGGGGGAATATACCGGATAATTATGTAGATGAATGGATGAAGGAAGTCGAAAAAAAGATTAAGAGACAAGCAGAAGTTGGAAGTTATTGCATATATAGATCAGTATTAATAGAAAAAACTGATTGTGTTAAACATCAATTAGAGTGTGCTGGGTATACAGTTGAAGTAAAAGAGCTCGATGACAAAGAAAATAATATTAAAATAAGTTTTAATTAAATTAGAAAAGATGAGTCTATCTATTGTAGGTAGGCTCTTTTTATATGTAAAAATATAAATTAGGGGGAATAGAAAATGGAAAAATTAGAAATGGAAATAGATTTATTGAAAACAGAGGTATATGAATTAAAAAAAATAGTGAAAGGAAATTTTAAAGACATACGTGATTTAAATGAGAGATTAAGTATTTCAGAGAACAAGTACAAAGATTTAGTATATGAATGTAGATAAGATAAGAGAACTAATAGCAACAGGTAAACTTATACAATTCTATAAGTGTAAAGCGTGGAGGCAACTGAGGCTTAAAGCAATAGAGAGGGATGATAATGAATGTCAGATGTGTAAGGCTTTAGGTAAAGTACATGAAGTTGATAATGTACATCACATAGAAGAAGTCAAGGATTTTCCAGAGCGGGCGTTAGATTTAAATAATTTAATTTGTTTATGTTATTATCACCACAATTTAGTTCATGAAAGAGGAATTAAATTAAATAACAAAGAGAAAAAAATTTTTGATGATGAGAAATGGTAGATTATAGCCCCCTATTGAAATATTTTGGTTAAAAGTAGGGGAACGAGAAGCGCGAGGGGAAGTCTGCAATTTGATTTTTTTATAAAATTTTAAAAAATAGTTATGGTGCAAATAACGGTGCTATATCAAAACAGGAGGTGAACTAAGTGAAAAATTATGAAGAAGCGTACAAAGATTATAGAAATAATATGTCATTAAAAGATATTGCAGAAAAATATAATGTAAAATTAAATACCGTAAATAGCTGGAGAAAAAGATATAGTTGGGTTGAAAAATTAAGACAAGAACCAACTTTGAGAGATGAAATAAAAAATAATTTATTAAGACAGCTCGAGGAAAATAATATATCAGGTAAGCATTTTATAGATTTGATTGAAGACTACATGAATTTCTTTGACATAAAAAACGAACTGCAGGAAGATATAAAACAAAGAGGTGCAATGACTTATTGGACAAGAGGAAGAGAAAGTGGCTGGAAGAAAAATGAGTCTTTAGATGCACTTAATAAGGTAAATACACAGATGCTTAAAATATTATCTGAGCTTAGATTGAAGCCTGTTGAAATAGCAGCTTCAATTGGAGATGATGATGATGAAATTTAATAAGTACATTGATAATTACATAGAAGCTGTTGAAAATGGAAGTGTAATAGTAAGTAAAGATATTAAAGCAGCTATTGAATTAATTAAGAAAAAGTTATCTCAGAAAGATGTCATTATTGATAGTAAAAAAATAGATTTAGCAATTGAAAAGATAGAAGAATATTTTCCATATAAGCTTTTCGATTGGCAAAAATTTATAATTGGATTAATACATTGTTATTACTCAGATAGTACTTTAATTTGGAATCAGTTCTTTATAATGATGGGCAGAGGTGGAGGTAAAAATGGATTTATCTCAGCTTTGATTTGGTATTTAACTACTAGCTTTCATGGAATTGAGGAGTATCATATTGATATAGTTGCAAATGGAGAAGATCAAGCAACTATGAGTTTCAATGATGTTTACAATGTTATTGACAATGATAAAAAATTACAAAAAGCATTTAAATATAATAAAGTTGAAATTCAATTTAAGAAAACAAAAAGCAAGATAAATTATAATACTTCTAATGCGAAAACTAAAGATAGTAAAAGAACAGGGTGTGTAATATTTGATGAAGTACATCAATATGAAAATTATAATCAAATAAAAGTTTTTAGAAGTGGATTAGGTAAGAAAAAACATTGTAGAACTTTTTACATAACAACAAATGGAAATGTTAGAGGGGCTGTATTAGATGATTATTTAAATACATCTAAAGAAATTTTGGAAGGGAAAAAGAAAAAATCTAAAATGTTACCTCTAATTTATAGGCTTGATAGCAAAGATGAAGTTAATGATAAAAAAAACTGGCAAAAAGCTAATCCTTCTCTGAAATATTTCAAGGATTTAATGATTGAAATGGAGCAGGAATATGAGGACATGAAGGACAATAGAGAAATCTACATGGAATTTATGACTAAAAGAATGAATATTCCATCACAAGACAGCATGATGGAGGTGGCAACTTGGGATAAAATACTTGCTACAAATAAAGAAATACCTGATTTATCTGGATGGAGTTGTATTGGTGGTGTGGATTATAGTAGTGTCAAAGATTTTACATCTGTTGGATTACTCTTTAGAGATGGAGATAAGTTTTATTGGATACATCACACTTTTATTTGTCACTTGGCTTTGCAAGTTAAAAATAGAGAGTTTAAATTTCCGATAAAAGATATGGTAAAAAAAGGACTAGCTACAATAATATATGAAGACTGCATAGATGGTAAGTATGTAGCAGAATGGTTTAAAGAGCAATCTAAAAAGTATAATATTGTTGAAGTTTATGCAGACGATTATAGAAAGGCGGTTCTTAATTCTTCATTTAAAGAAGTTGGAATAGAAATAAAAAAAGTAAGAAGTGGATATATAACACATAGTAGAGTATTTCCGTTAATGGAGTCATTATTTCAAAATGAAAAGATTATTTGGGGAGATGATCCGATGATGAGATGGTATACAAACAATGTATATGTAGAAACTGATAAAAAGGGGAATAAGTCATTCTTAAAGAAAGAGCCAATTCTGAGAAAAACAGATGGCTTTTTTGCATTTATACATGCTTTATCTGAAGAAGATAGAATACCAACTCAAACTAAACCAGTATTTTTTAGTTGCTATAGCTATTAGCTAAAGGAGGTGAGAAAAATAGGAATAAAAATGTTTATTAAAGATCTCTTTGGAAAGGAAATTGAATTTAGTAAAGAAATGGAAGGAGAGAAGAATGCAACTATATTTGGAAAAGAGGCATTGCTAGAACAATATTACAAAGAGTTCGCAGTAGAAAGCTGTATAAGTATTATTGCTAATGCTTTATCTTTAGCAGATTTTCAAACCTACATGAATTTTAAAAAGGTTAAGTTAGATAATTATTATTTGCTTAATGTAGAGCCTAATGTAAATCAAAATGCTAAAGAATTTTGGCACAAAGTTATAAGTAATTTGTACTATAAAAACGAATGTTTAATAATACAAGAGCAAAAACAATTTTACGTTGCAGATGGCTTTAGTAGAGAGGAACAGGGACTTAAAGAAGATTTATATAAAGAAGTCTGGATTGGAGAATATAATTTTACAAGAACTTTTAAAGAAAGTGAAGTGATGTACTTAAAGCTTAATAACACAGATATTAAAAAGTTGATAGATGGCTTATATACAAATTACGGTCAATTACTAACGAGTGGAATTAAGAACTATAAACGATCTAATGGAATGAAAGGTTTTGTAGAAATAGATACTTCTTTAGCACAAACGGAAGAAGCAAAGAAACAATTACAAGATTTGATGGAAAATCAGTTCTCAACTTGGTTCAAAAATGATGATGCTATATTACCACTTTCTAAAGGTTTTACTTATAAAGACAGTACTCCAAATAATGGTAGTGCGACTAAGGCTACAACTAGAGATATAAGAGCTATAGTAGACGATATAATTGAGTTTACATGTGCTGCTTTTCATGTACCTTCAGCGATGGTAAAAGGTAACATGGTAGGTGTTACAGAGCAAACAGATAATTTCTTAGCCTTTTGTATAAATCCACTTGCAAAGCTTATTGAAAGTGAAATTAACAGAAAAATGTATAAAAAATCAGGATTTTCGCAAGGAAGCTATGTAAAGATAGATACTCTTAGAATTAAGAATATTGACTTACAAAAGATGGCTAATGCAGGAGACCTATTGTTTAGAATTGGGGTTAACTCTATAAATGACAATCTTGAAATGCTGGGCAAGGAGAAACTTGATGCAGATTATGCAGATGAACACTATGTAACTAAGAATTATCAAAGTGTTTTAGATATTAACAATACTAAGAAGGGAGGTGAGATTGATGGAGAAAAGAACGGTCAATCTTAAAATTGAAAATAAAGTTGAAGATAGAAAACTACAAGGGTATGCAAGTGTATTCAGTGAAGAATATACAAAGATAGCAGATATGTGGGGAGATACTTTTAATGAGAGAATCGTGAGCGGTGCTTTTAAAGATACTTTAGAGCAAAAAGCTGACGATATTTTTATGCTTGTAAACCACAATTGGGATAAAGTTGTTGGAAGAAGCGGAAGTAATTTAAAACTTACAGAAGATGAACATGGACTAAGATTTGAATTGCAAGTTCCAAATACTGTTGATGGAAACGACCTTTTAGAAAATGTAAGATTAGGTCTTATCAGAGGATGTAGCTTTGGGTTTAATGTTATAGATTCGGAGACTAGATGGCTTGAAGATGAGTTTTATAGAGATATTACAAAAGTAGATTTATTTGAAATAACTGCAACTGCTATACCTGCATATTCAAACACTGAAATAGCGTGTAGAAGTGATTTATCTTTAAAAGATATTAAACCAAAAACAGAAGAAAAAACTACTGTTGTTAAAGAGCAAGTTGAGGTTAAAACAGTTGTAGAAAATAGAAATAAAAAAATGTTAAAAAATTTATTGAAAAATATTGTGAAAATTGAAAGTGAGGAAAAATAATTATGGAAAATTTAGATGTTAAAAATATGGAATTAAGAGCAAAAATAACTGAAGCTGTGAAGTCAGAAGACGAAGGAGCTTTAGGGGAAGCATTTGTTGCAATGGCAAATGAAATACAACAAAAAGTAATTTCAGAAGCTAGATCAATGGCAAGCAACGAAGTAAATGACAGAATGATAATGGGGCAAAGAGGTCAGTCTGTTTTAACAGCAGAAGAAAGATCTTATTATAAAGAAGTAAAAGAAAAAAGAGGATTAACAGGATTAGATGTTACTATGCCAAAAAGTATTTTTAACAGAGTATTTGAATACTTAGTTGCAGAACATCCTTTATTATCTAAAGTAGATATTATAAATGCCGAAGCTGTACAAGAATGGATTTTAAGAACTAGTGAATGCACTGGAGCAGCGTGGGGTAAATTAAACTCTGCGATCGTACAAGAATTAGAACATGGATTCAAGTCTGTGCAAACAGATACGTACAAATTAAGCGCATTTATACCTGTAGCAAAAGATATGTTGGACTTAGGAGCTGAATGGTTAGATAAATATATTAGAGCTGTACTAGCAGAGTCTATTGCAATAGCTTTAGAAGAAGCAATTTTAGTTGGATCAGGAAAAGACCAACCAATAGGAATGACAAAGAATTTAGATGGAGCTGTAACAGGTGGTGTTTATAGCGATAAAGATACAATAGCATTAAAAGACTTTTCACCTTCAGAACTAGGAAAAATGATGGCTCAATTAACTAAAAATGGTAAGAGAAGTATAGGAACAGTTACATTAATAGTAAATCCAAAAGACTATTGGGAAATTATATTCCCAGCAACTGCTGTACTTACTCAAAACGGAACATATGCTCATGGAGTATTACCGATAAATGCTGATATAGTACAATCTGTATCTTGTCCAACTGGAAAGATGGTTGCCGGAATTGCTAAAGATTACAAAATAATGCTAGGAAGTAAAGATTCTATAAAATTTAGCGATGAATATAAGTTCTTAGAAGATCAAAGAGTTTACGCTACAAAAATGCATGCTAATGGATTTGCAATAGATAATGATGCATTTATTGTTTATACATTACCAACTTTAGCAGTTGCAAAATCTAAAAAAATAGGATAGGTACATAAAAATGAACTTGGAGGAATTAAAATCTTATCTTAACATAACTTGGGCAGAAGAGGACTTATTCCTCCAAGCCCTTATGGAGGAAGGAATTGCTTTTTTAGAAGAAATAGCTGGAATAGCTCTAGATTTTACAAAAAATACTAATAAAAGTTTACTTAAAGATTATTGTAGGTATGCTTATAATAAGCAAATAGAATACTTTGAAGAGAACTTTGCTAGTAAATTATTAAGATTACAAATAAAAAGTGCATTGAAATAGGTGATTATATGAAAAAACTAAGAGTTGATACATATAATGACGGAGTTTGCTATCTAATTGAAAATAAAGCGTTTTATGATGAGAGTGGGAATGCAGTAAGGAAAGAACTTATACAAAAATCATTTTTTTATTTTGGAAATAGTAGAATTAGAGAAGAAGATAGAGTTAATCTAGCAGAAGGAAATAAGGAAACGTTAAAGATAAAAATAAGAAGAAATAATATTATAAATAGTAATTGTTTAATAAGACTGAATGAAAAAGTTTATAATATTAAAGCATTAGATAAAAACAATAGAAACTTATATCTATACTTAGAAGACTGGATAGATGAGATGGATAAAATAGTGGAATTCTATACAGTTGAAGTAAGTAATAGCGCTTTGCAAGATGATAGAGAAATTTTGTATAAGAAAGTTTTTGCAAATGTATCTGTTGTAGATAAAGTGAAAAAGGAAATAATTATTAAAACTAATTATAGCACTACATTTAATACAGACTTAAAAATTAAATTTGGTGGACATACATATAAGATAATTTCTATAGAAGATATAGACTTAAAGCACGAAATATGTGTAATCAATGGGGTTGAGATATAAATGGGAATGGAATTTAATTTTAACAATCTTGAAGCGAAATTGGATGAAATGGCTAAGAAGGTAGGGAATGAAATATTAGATACTGCACTAGATGCTGGCGTTCAAGTTTTTGAAGAAAGAATGGAAGCTAATGTTCCTATTGATACTTCTGAATTAAAAGGTAATTTAGGCGAAATTAAGAAAACTGGTTCAGGGACAGGTAGAAAAAGTATTTTGGGAATAAAGAGTAATGACAGGGATATTATTGCGAGAGGATATTATCAAGAATACGGAACAGAGCGAATGTCAGGAAAACATTGGATGAAAAAGTCATTCGATGAAGCCAAGACAAAGGCAAATGAAAAAATAATAGAGGTATTGAGGGAGGCGTTAAAATGATACATTTAATTGAAGAACTTGAACTACTATTAAAAAAATTGAATATTGAATTTGAAATGCAGAAATATAATGGGGATAGTGATGAATATGTAATATTTGATATTTACAATGAGAAAGATACTGATTATTGTAACATAGGTAATCTAACTACTACATATTATATAACTTTGAACTACTGGCACAAGAATAAATCTTGCAGAACAAAATATGACACTATTAAGAAGCTATTTAAATGTAATGGCTTCTTTTTTTATAGTGCAAAAACATTAAAATCGGACAATATGTTCGGTAAAAACTTTATATTTATAAAAAAAATAATTAATGGAAGTGAGGAAATTTAAGATGAAAAGAATTTTAGGCGGAATTGGTAGAATTGCTTTTGCACCGTTAACACAAAATGGAACATATGAAACACCAGTTGAAATTGAATTTTCTAAAAAAATAGAAATGGAATTAAAGTATGAAACTGAAGAATTATGGGGTGGAAGTAGAGTAATTTACAGAAACAACAGCTTCGGAGGCGGAGAAGGAGAGTTAACAGTACATGCACTAACTAAAGATGAGCAATCTTTACTATTTGGACAACAAAAAGTAAAAGGTGGCTTAGTTATTAAAGATACAGATGTAGCTCCAATCGGTGCTTTTATCTTTGAATGGGCTTATAGAGGTTCTAATGATAAGAGATTATATGTTGTATATAATTGTCAATGTAAACCTTGTCCAATAGCAGCTGAGACTGTAGAAGAAGGTAAGACACCAGAAGCACTTTCTGAAATAGAATTTAGTGTAGGTTCTGATAGAACAGGATTGATTGCATTAAGTGTAGATACTTTTGATGAAACAATAGATAGAGAAACCATAGATGCATGGTTTGAAAAAGTACAGATGCCAGAAGCATTACCAACAAAAAGCAAATAAATACATACGGGGAGAGTACATAGTTATTATGTATTCTCCTTATTTTTTACATTATAGGAGGTAAGTATGAATGTATAAAGCAAAAATAAAACTAAATGGAAAAGAATATAAGGGAACTTTAACATTTGCAACTATAAAAGAGATACAAGAAGTATTAGAAACAGACTTTGAAAAGAAATTGACAGTAACACAGATATTTGAAGCACTTGAAAAGAAAGATTTAATAGTTATAAGTACATTTATACTTGCAACTTTAAAAGAATTAAATAAGGAAAAAGAAAATGAAATTGTCAGGGACTTTGCAGAAGATGGACAGGATAGCTTAGAGGAACTAGAAAATAAATTTAAAAAAATGATAACTTATGTAAATGATATTTTTAAAAAGTGTATGCCATTAAATAGTAAAAAAGAAGTGAATAAAAGGCAATTTGTAAGTTTAAATGAAGAAAGTGGCGATTGGGAATATGATAACTTGGAATTTCTTTGGAATAGTATTTTAAAGAGAAATAATAATTTTTTAGATATAACTCCAAAGAATTTTTTTGAACAAGTTAATGTTTATAAGAAAGCAAATAAAATACAAGATGAAGAAGTAGTAATTGGATAGGAGGTACATAAATGGCTGATACAATAGAAAAATTGCAGGTAGAACTGGCATTAGAAAGTAAAAACTTTACTAAGCAGATTTCAGGGATAAATAAAGCTATAAAAGAATGTGAAAGACAGTTTAATTCAGCAAAAAAGGAAATTCAGAATTACGAAAAAACGTATACTGGATTAGATAATAAAATACAGAAAACGGCAAAACAGATAGATTTATATAACACTAAATTAGAAAAACAAAAAGCAAAATATAAGGATTTAGAAGAAACTTTAACAAAGCAAAAAACTAAGTTAGATCAGATTGAAAATACACTAGGAAAAGGTTCAGATGAGTGGCAAAAACAAGCTACGTTAGTACAGAAAAATGCAGAAAAATTAAATAAATTAGGTGGAGATATAACACAAACAAAAACTAAATTGAATAGTTTAGAAGGTGAACTAAAACAAAGTCAGGATGCTTTTGTAAAATTAGGAGTAAAAACAAAGACTTTAGATGAAGAGTTAGGAGATATAGATCAGCAATTATCATTAACAAAATCTGAATTTAATTTACTTAAAAGCACGCTAAATGAAAATGGAAATACATTTAGGCAGTTATCTATAAAGATGAAAGAAACAAGCAGTGAATTGAATGCAAGTATGCAAAAAGTTAACGCTTATGAAGCTGAGATAAAGCAATTAGATGCAACTCTAACAAAGAATAAGCAACAACATAATAAGCTTGAAACTGAGATAAAACAGACCGTACAAGCATTACAGACTGCACAAATTGAATTTGGAGAAAATAGTAATGAAGCGCAGCAATTAAGGGCTAAATTATTAACTCTAAAAGATAGTTATAATATCCTTGAAACAGAAATAAGTCAAGGTGAAAATCAGCTTAATAAATATCAGACTGAATTAAATGAAACACAGGCAAATGTAAATAGATTAAGTAGAGAATTAAGACAAATGCCTTTTAACGAAATAGGTAATAATCTAAAAAATGTTGGTGGAAAATTAAAATCAGTTGGAAGTACGTTAACTTCTAATGTTACAATGCCTTCTACTGCAGCTGGATTAGCAGCTGGTAAGATGGCTCATGATTATGAGCAAGGGTTAGCTAAAGTTGGTTCTTTAGTTGAAAAATCAGGTAGTGAAATGAAAGAATATGATTCAATTATAAAGAAAATGTCAAAAACTACTGGAGTATCATTAAGTGAACTAGCGGAATCTATGTATCAAGGTATTTCGGCAGGTGGAGATTTAAATAATATTTTTAAATTAACTGAAGTAGCAAGTAAAACAGCAATAGCAGGTTTTACTCAAACTGATACTGCTATAGATGGATTAACATCTACAATGAATGCATTTGGAATTAAATATGATGAAGTTGATAAAGTAGCTAATAAATTCTTATTAACTCAAAATAAAGGTAAAACATCAGTTGATGAATTGGCTAGTAGCATAGGAAAAGTTGCTCCAACTGCTAATGCAGCGGGAGTTGGGGTAAATGAACTTTTAGCTGCAACAGCAGGATTAACAATGAATGGTATTGCTACAAGTGAAGCTATGACAGCTACAAAGGCTGCTCTTAGTAATATTATAAAACCAAGTACTGAAGCGCAAAAATTAGCTAAAAAATTAGGAATAGAATTTAGTGTTCAAGGACTAAAAGCAAAAGGATTAAGTGGATTTTTAGAAGACTTAAAGAAAAAAACTGGCGGGAATATAGAAACCATGGGTAAATTATTTGGTTCAACTGAAGCACTAAATGCAATGCTTATTTTGACTGGTGAAGGTGGAGAAACTTTTAATAATGTATTAAAGGATTTAAATGGAGATTTAAATCTAGTTAATTCAGCGTTTGAAAATATGACTTCCGGCCCTGGAGCAAAAATGCAAATGTCATTCAATAATCTTAAAATAGCTCTTGTTGAATTAGGAGAAGTATTAGCACCAACGATTGAGTTTTTAGCAGAAAAAATACAGCAACTAGCAGAGTGGTTCAGCGGATTAGATGAAAGTACAAAACAAAATATTGTAACTTTGGGAGCATTAGCAGCAGTAATGGGGCCGATACTTTCAATAGCAGGAAATTTATTCACTGTAGGTGGAAGTGTTGTTGGAATGTTTGGAAAATTAGCAGGAAGCACAGCAACAGCAAGTGGGGCAATGGCAGGAGCAAGTGGAGCTACTGGAGGATTAACAGGAGCATTAGGATTTTTAGCAAGTCCAGCTGGGATTGGATTAGCTATAGGGGCATTAGCTTTATTGATTACTAAAGTTGGAGATTCAGAAAGTACAATATTGGCATTGCAAGAGAAATTTGGAGGATTAGGAACTGTAATAGGTGCAGTATGTGAATTTATATCAGGTGTAGTTCAACTTACTTTTGGGAATATGATTATCATGATTCAAGGTGGAGTTGATACAATAGCAGCGATTTTAGACGGCCCAGGAGGACAAACTATTAGCGATGCACAAGAAAGAATGCATAACAGACTAATTCTTAATAATGAAGAAGCATGGTCTAAAATGACAATAAGTACTACTACAGGAATGTCCCAAATGCGTGAAATGACCATAGAAGAATTGAATCAGTTAAATCTAGCAACAGATGAATTAATGAGTCAAATTCCATTGATCGCTGATGGAAATTATGCACAGGCAAGTATAAAAGTAGCTGGACAATTGCAAGGGTTAAGTGAAACTCAGTTAAATACATTAGCGAGTATGAATGACACTACTAAGGCAATGTTCCAAGGTATAAATGAAAGTATGACTGTTGAAGAAAAGGCAAGGCAAATTGAAGTGAATCTTAATCAAATGCAGAAGGCTGGAAAATTGAATGTAGATACACTTAATAAAAATGTTAAGTCAGCAATGGATACTTTCACAAAACAAATAGATGTAAATACAAAAAATGCTGCAAACAAAGTCGATGCAAACACTAAGGATTTAAGTAATAAAATAGATGCAAATACTAAAAATGCAGGTAGCAAAACTAATACTAATACACAAAACATTACTAAAGACATAGATAAGAATACTAAAGAAGCTAGTAAAATTGCAGATACAAATACTAAAAATATGGCTAAAGAAGTAGATAAAAATTCTAAAGAGGCGGCAGATAAGGCAACTAAAAATGCCAACACAATGAAAACAAATGTAACTAGCTCAACTTCGAGCATGGCTGATATTGCAATTAGAGATTGGAACAGGATTAGAACAGAGTATAGTAGAGCTATAACAGGAAAAGTTAATGTAACTAAAACAACTACAAATGTTGTTAAAAGTGTCCCACAGAACGAGACTAGAATGTTTGATATTTTTGGAATGAGATCTTTACCTTCTGTAGATTTAGAAAATTATCAACTTAAAGGTAGCTATTATAGTAGTGTAAGTAAGGCTAGTAGCAGTATAACAAATAATAATGTAAATATTAATATGAGTGGCGTTGAAAGTCTATTGAAAAAGTTAATAAAAGAAGTACAAAGTTACTTTGTAAAAGATGATAAACAGGATATACATATAAAAAATATCATAACTGTAAATGGTAGCGTTAATCAGCAGCACTCAAGAAATATAGCTAAAAGTTTAAGTAAAGAAATAGAGGGTGAAATGAAAAGATTAGGGATAAATAGAAGAATGAGATAGGAGGAGAGCAATGAAGAATTTAGAGCCTAGAACTGATTTTAATTTTAATAATAGATGGCTTAGTGAATTTGGTGCAATTTTATATAGTGAAAATAAAAAAGAAACTATAAAGATATTATCAGAAAGTATACACAAAGTACGAGATGTAGGAGATAAAAGATATTATACAGGTAAAGTGTTAGAACCAAAAATTGAGACATTAAATATATTTTTTAAAGAAGAAATCGATACAGATGAGCTTATCAATTGGTTAGATACGGCTGAACCGAAACCTTTTTATTATGACGATAATACTGAAAGACAGTTAATGTGCATTTTAAATACAGATATAAAACTAGAAGTTGCTTATAAACCAAAATTTAGAGGAAAATTACAAATAGAAATGATTGCATATGAACCTTATTGGACTGAAACAAATCCTAGAAGTTTAGAAATAGAGAATCCAGAGTTAGGTAGAGAATATAGGTTTTATTATGACGGAACAACAGACGGTTATCCAACAATCTTTTTGGAATGTAATGGAACACAAGAGAATGTAACACTAAGATTAAGTGATAAAGAGTTTAGAATTAAAAGTTTTACTAATAATATAACTATTCAAATGAGGAATGGAATTATAACGAGCTTGAATAACGGAATTGAGGAGAACAAATATGCAAACTACGAGTGTCTAAATGGATGGCATGTAAGAGAAATGATTAAATTTAAACCATTGACAAATAATATTTTAACAGTTATAAACGGTGATTTAACAAAAATACATTTAAACTATAATACTAAGTGGAAGTAATTTAAAGTAGTTAATTTAAGTTTATAAGAATAAACGATAGAACAGAGGATATATAGCTGAGGAATGTAAATTAATTTAAAAAAAGAGAAAGATAAAGTAATAAGTGAGAAATTTGAATTACAAGATAAGGCTATTGTAATTTTAAAAACTAAATATACATAGCAAGAATTGAGAGTTTTTTTATTGGAATTAGCATTAAATAAGAAAAGCGATTATTTAATAAAACTATAGATAGTTTTAATATTGTAGTTAAAGAATTTGCACATACAAATAAAGATGTTGCAGAAATAAAAAAAAGAAAGAGAATACATAAAAGAAAAAGTCAAATGGGATTTTTTAGAGGATAGTTATTAAGTTAGCTATCCTCATTTTTTTACTTAAATAAAATAATCGTAAATGAAAGGATTAATATAAAATGAAAAATACATATATCATAAAAGAAAATAAAGCAAAATTAATAATTTATAGTAACAAGTATGGAATTATAGAAGTAATAATAGATGCGGACGATATAAACAAAATGAAAGATATTAAATGGCATTATCAAAAGAATAAAGAGAGTGCTTATATATGTGGTAGAATAAATGGAAAATTAGTTAGATTACATAGATACTTACTAGATGTTACTGATAGTAGTGTAATAATAGATCATATAGATAGGAACACACTAAATAATTGCAAATCTAATTTAAGATTAGCGACTTATCAAGAAAATAGTTTTAATAAAAGTATAAGATGTGATAACAAAAGTGGATACTCAGGAGTAAGATTTTTAAAGACAACTGGTAAATGGGTGGCGAGAATAAAGTTGAATAAAAGATTGGTTCATTTAGGGTATTTTTATGATAAAAAAGAAGCGATATTAAATAGACAGATTGCTGAAGAAAAATTATTTAAAGAGTTTTCTACAGTGAATAAATATATTACTGATGATATAAAACTTATTGAAAAAGCATGGATGAATTTAGAAAAAAGGTTGCAAGGAATAATTTAA